TGACGCCAAGCTCTGGTATTGGACGCGTTGTTCAGATGCGTTCATGCAGTGGGGTGTATCCGTTGCGGGAACGGGGATTGTGGGGTGAAGGTGAACACCAACCCCACCGGTTGGGGGTGGATCGTGTAAACGAGCTCTCGGCCGGAATAGAACAAGCACAATAGCCCAGGAAATTGTTTTTATTCGAAATGATGAGCAAAAGGAAACCACGTGACGAACGCGAGGCGCAGTCGGTCTCGCGAGTCGTGGGGTCCAGCCGAAGTCAGGGGGAGGAGTACTGCCGGGGAGAATCGATGAAACCATTCGTAGAGTACCCGGAACAAACAGCCCTCTTTTCTGACTCGTCTCGTACTGGGATGTTGGTTGGAGTGGTCCCGTGCCCTGTAAATTGTGGGCCAGATGGCTGTCGTGATATCTTATCCGCATGCCAGTTTGGTCGCAACACGGGAGATCCAAAGACGAACCTGCAGAGCAAGGCAGTGGCTTGCTCCTCTATGGCGTTGGAGTGTTCGCGCATAGAGCGACAACAGCTAGATCACCAGGAGAGGGAAGGGAAGCGTGGGGGGAGGGTTCACAGAGTCAAATCCCGATTGACCGAGGGTGAATCCTGTCAGGTGGGTCCGAGCCGGGTCAGCCCATGCAAGTGGGCGAGACTTGTTGAGGACGTTTGCCGTTTGTGCTGTGGCGAGGGGCTGTCAGGTGAGTTTGCCAAACTCCCCAAAAGTATAGTCCATTTTGTCCAGGCCGCGGTGAAGCGTTGGAAGGCTCAGGGCCGGGCAGGCGTGACACGGCGGGAGATTGAAGATCTTCTTGTGCGTGCCGGCGTCGAGCCGAACCCCGGGCCTCGCCAATACGCGTTGTCTTGTGCGATTTGTAAGCATGCAGAGAAGTGCCACATTTCGCATGAGGTGGATTCGTTTGGTGAGACCCAGGATGCTTGTCGGTGCGGTGCCTCCGGAAATGTGTGTTCCTGTTACGTGAAAGGAATACACCGCGTCCGTCTGTTCAGCAGATCGGGCGTGTCTACAGATTCGGACTCCGGCGCCTCAGCGGTCACTGTTGTGATCCCTAAGGCTGAAGTACCGTCTAAGATCGTTGAAGAGGACGACCTCGTGGCCCCAGTGCCTGAGGTTGAGCAGAAGCCGATTTCATCGCCTCTGCTGCGGTGCCTCTTCGGACATGCGGACCAGGGTGATCCGTGCAAATGTGACTTTTGCACCCTTGAGTTCGCAGCACATCCGCAGTTTAGGAGGCTGAAAGGGAATGGTCGCGACTTTCTTCCCAGTATCAGAGACCCTGAGGGCCATGAGCTGGAAGTGAAGGCGAGCGATGTGGTTGGTGAGTGCAAACGCTTGTGTCCGAAGTATTCTGAAGTTCTCTTGGAGATCCAGGATATTTGCCGGTCGTTTAGCGGGCGCAATTCGCTGCTGCAGCACCTTTTGGCTAATCCTGATTGCGAAGCCAGCGGGTTTTCGGAAGTTGATTTCGGTCAAGATTCCGCTCCTGTTGGCCATGTCGTCGATCCAATACGGGAAGAACAAGGTGAGTCCATGGTTGTGTCAGGGCTTCGGAACCCGGACGGACACAGCCTCGAATCTGCCGTACCTACACCGCCGGACTCGTCCTTCTATGCGCTAGATGGAGGGATTTATGGAGTTGAGAGTCGGCGTGATGAGCTGTGGCGAGCAAACTTCCGCCACTTACCGTATGCGAATGCCGTTGAGGGGTTGCGGCGTGGAGCGCGCCTGGAGGAATTCATTTGTTCAATGAACCAAACAGGTGCGGCGTACGAGGGACCTTATGCTGGCTGGGCCAAGTACTTGGCTTCCCAGTATACGAGCACGCAGTTTGATCGCTTTTACACTCGCGTGAAAGAAAACAGGCCTGTGGTTAACAAGGCTGCAGAGTTGCTGCAGCGGCCTGTCCTGATATGTGAAATGCTTTTGAGTGCTACCACGCCTCAGAAGTCCTGGAGGGATGTGGCTGTGGGTTGGGGCCGGCAGGCTATTCAAAGCACATTTGCGGCGACGTACGCATATCGTGCAGTGTCTAAGTTTTTGGCCAGCACAGTTCACAGCGCGTTCAACTCCTCGACCGTCGACTATGTTTTCCAGACGGCGTATCAGGTTGCAAATGCGGTTGACGGGCCAAGGAGGGCAGCAGTGTCAGTTTATGATTGGCTCATGCATTCCCCCTCGCAAGTCGAGCGCATTTTGGTTTGCCCCCACATTCTTGAGATAGTTTTCGCCGAGAAGCCAAAACTGGATGTGGAAGAGGCTGAGGCAGCCGTGGCACGCATGTTCGTGCGTTGCTCCGAACTCGCGATACCTGACAACTATTATAGCGAGATCGTGGCTGGTACCCAGCTTATGGCGGGTGTCGAAGCGACCGTTCGGGATTTTCGGAACCGCACAAGCGCCTGGCGAGTGAGGCCAGGCGGCCTTGTGCACTAGACCCAGGTGGCAAGGAGCCACTCCACACGATCGGAGCCCGTAACAGGGAGTGGAGTGGGCCTGCGGGGCCGTTGCCCGAGTTAGGAAAGGAGACGATGGCGCCTGATGTTGAGATTGACGAGCGTGGAGCACATAGCCGCGTTCGGTCCAGTCTCTACACCAGTCTGGATCGGAGGTTTGTGGTCGATGGTTTCGCCCCCATGCACATGGATGGCGGAGATGTTCACAGCAACGTTCAAGGTTGCATGAGCCGATTCGGACGCAAACTACCGCCCCCTGATCCAGGGTTTTTTAATGGTCGGCCGGGCGGACCTTGTGGTATCGCATCCTTTGTGGAGCGGTATTGCAAGAAATGGTGGAAACCGTTAGACAGCATACGCGAATTTGATTGCCACAATTGTGTTCCTCAAGCTCAAATTGAGGACCCCACATCTTGTGGTGAATGCTTCTGTTGTACGTGTGGTTTGCCTCGGTCTCGATTGGACGAATATCGGGCCGCATGGTTGCAGAACGGTGGTCAAACACCTAGTAAGCGCAAACGCCAACGTGTCAAGTCGTTCGCTAAAGCTGAGCCCTATGTTCCCGTGCTCAAAAACATTCGTTGGATCAATTCGAGGTCAGACTCGTTTAAGGTTTATGCTGGTCCTGCCTTTAAGGATATTGAAGAGCAGGTTTACGCTTCCAAGTTCTTTGTGAAGCATGTTCCTATACCAGACAGGCCGGATCTAATTCTCTCGTTTGAGCGCGCGGGGCGCCGGTACTACATCACCGACTACAAAGCATTCGAATCACACATGACTGTTCAAGTTATGCAGGCGATAGAGTGCAATGTTTACCGCTTCTTTTTAAAGAAGTTTCCAGAGCTGGCGCGTGTTATCTGCAGTACGATAGCTGGGACTAACAGATGCAGAAACGCGTGCGGTGTTCGTTGCAAACTTAAGGGACGTCGTATGTCTGGCGATATGTGCACTTCGCTTGGCAATGGACTCACAAATCTGTTTTTGGCGCTCTATATTCTCGAGGAGTTGAAAGGTGTACCACTTTCTGAAGTGGACATCCTTGTTGAGGGGGACGATGGTCTCCTGGCAATACCCTCGCATGTAGAGATTTCCAAAGCGGATTGGCTTAGTATGGGATTCACATTGTCTAAACTTGTGGAGACCAAGAGGCCGGGTGAGGGAACCGCAGACGCTGCCTTTTGTGGCATGAACATTATCCGCGATGAGCAAGGGCGGGGATGGAATATTAAACCCCTTGTTCCGTGGATCTCGAAGTTTGCTTGGGCACTTCGAGCACGGGGAAGCCACTCAGTTCGTTTGGGTGGATTGCTGCGCGCAAAAGCGCTCAGCGCCCTGTGTGAGCTCCCTAATTGTCCCATCGTCTCCGTAATCGCGCGTGTAGCGTTGGAGATGACGCAGTGTTATGATCCCGTGTACATTGAAGACGGGTATCACCACTATGACGCGACTCCCGGTGACTTTCAGGAGAGCGCGTCTGTTCGTGAGGCCTATTACTCACTCACTGGCATCGACCCGGAGACCCAGAAGCGTGTTGAGCGATCAATTCAGAATTGTCGCGATGTAAAGGTGTTGGAATCGATCTTGATTCCCAATGCCTGTCAGCAACGCTATTGGGCCGGCTGGGTCGAGTCTGGGTAGTACGACTTCGAAGGGCTCCATAAG